TATAAAGCCATTTGACGCTCCTTTTCAAGAGGGTTGGTCGCTTTTATTTTGTTTGTTTTAACTCCTTTATATAAGATTTACCATATTGGTTTAATTTTGAAAACTTAGGAAACCCCAGAGAAAGCAATGGAAACAAACAACCTTATGCTACAAATATATAACTTGTTTTATCTTTAAGTTATTGTTGTTTCATTTTAAATTCCGGTTGGTGTAATATAATATGTATCTGATTTTCTTCTGGACGGGTGATCTTTTAAAATCAAAAGCTTGTCGAAGTTTTCTACAATATGTACATATGGTTCAAAGTTATTATACACCTTAAAATCATAATCTTTTAATGATAAAAAATAATCCAAAATACGATTACTAATAATATGTAACGGATGACCTTTTTGGAGATGTAAATTTCTTCCTATTTTATCTATAATTGTATTAGGTATATTACAATATTTGTTCCGTTTATCCATTTTAATTATTTTTGTTTGAAATTGATTTAATGGTATATTGAAACGAAATCAATTTTTTATTTATTATAAACTGAGTGGCATTGTGCGTATATAAAATAACATTTTTATGTTATTTTATAATATAGTTATGTGTGGTATTATTGCGATTTTAGGTTATAATTGTGTTTTTTCATATATTTTACAAGGTCTGACTATGTTACAAAACAGAGGATATGATTCTGCGGGTATATGTACATTACACGAAAACAATAATAAAAATAGTAGCGATAAAAAATTAATATTAAATAAATATGCAAGCAATGATCAAGTGTCTGCATTAGAAAAATTACAAACTCACGAACAAGAACAAAAAGATTCGACAATAGGAATTGGTCACACAAGATGGGCTACTCATGGTCCAAAAACAGATTTAAATTCTCACCCTCATTATGACCATAAGGAACAATTAGCGGTTGTACATAATGGTATAATAGAAAACTTTTATGAATTAAGAGAAGAATTACAAAAAAAAGGCATTGTATTTATTTCTCAAACCGATACTGAAGTAATAGCAAATTTAATAAGTGTTTATTATGATGAAACTGGTCATATGGAAGAAGCTATGCGAATGGCAGTTGAAAGATTTGAAGGAACATGGGGATTAGTTGTTATGTGCAAAGATAGGCCGAATAATCTTTATTGTGCTAGACACGGAAGTCCTCTATTAATAGGAGATGGAGGAAACTTTTTTGTTGTAACTTCCGAACAAAGTGGTTTTTGCGGTAAATTATCATCGTATATATGTTTAAATGACGGAGATATTGTTGTATTACGAAAACAAGATAACAAAGTATTGTTCGAAAAAAAAACGAATTATGATCGCAGAGATGTTACAATAAAGGGTATCGAAATGTCACCAGACCCATTTCCACATTGGACGATCAAAGAAATTAACGAACAAAGGGAATCATCATTGAGAGCTATGGGTATGGGAGGAAGAATAAAAAACGATTCAGAAGTAAATTTAGGTGGTCTTATGGATTTTAAAAACGATTTATTAGATATAACTAATGTCCTGTTTTTAGGATGTGGAACAAGTTATCATGCTGGATTATATTCATCATTCGCATTTAAAGATTTGTGTGATTTTAACGTGGTGCAAACGATTGATGGTTCCGAATTTAACGAAAAAGATATCCCGAAAATAGGAAAAACTCTTTGTATATTTATATCGCAATCAGGTGAAACGAAAGATTTACACAGATGTATATCAATATGTCGATCAAAAGATGTTATGATGATGGGTGTTGTAAATGTTGTTGATTCAATGATATCCAGAGAAGTACATTGTGGTGTATATTTAAATGCTGGTAGAGAAGTCGGAGTAGCATCTACAAAAGCATTTACATCTCAAGTGATAATATTATCTATGATTGCAATATGGTTTGCCCAATACAAGTCAATAAATAAAATGAAAAGATGTGAATACATCAAATCATTAAGACAATTGCCATATGATATTAAAAATACAATAAAAACAGCCGATAAAACATGTCAAGAAATAGCAGAATTTTTAGTTGATAAACATAGTTGCTTTCTTTTAGGAAAATCAAGCAACGAATCAATAGCAAAAGAAGGCAGTCTTAAAATGAAAGAGATTGGATATATTCATGCGGAAGGATATGGTGGTAGTTGTTTAAAACATGGTCCATTTGCTCTTTTAGATAAACAAACACCTGTCTTTTTGATAATTGTAAATGACGAATTTATGACAAAAATGGATGGTACAGCCGAAGAAGTTATATCAAGATTTTCTCCAGTAATAGGAATTACAAATACAAAAATAAAAGAAGATAAATACAATTACATTGTTAAAACAACTGAGAACAGAATTTTTAACGGTGTATTAAATAACACTGTATTTCAATTAATTTCATATTATTTATCTGTAAAAAAGGGAATCAATCCGGATTTACCAAGAAATTTAGCTAAATGCGTCACTACCGATTAAATAAATTATAATCTTAATATCATATATTTAACAATTTTGTCAGATCCTAATTGTTTAATTTCTTTTGTTCCCCCGCAACTTATACATTTCATATATAACTTTTTTTTCTTTTTTTTACCATCAGAAAACATTTCAGTTTCTGGATTTTTACATAATTTACATAAAACGTATTTTTCAATAAATTCCATACATAACTGTTGAAGCACTTTCTCTTCTACTTTTCCAGAAATAAATGATTTTTCATTTGTCTTTTCTTTACATACTGTAGTATTTTTGTTCAATTGTTGCCCAAAAAATTTAATTAAATATATTGATGGTCTATTAATAGCTTTTGCAACTGCTTCTATATTTGTCAAATACGTTCTAATCATTTTTGATGCACCGCAAACATTTATTTCAAGCTTGGGCATTTTGTAACGAAAATACAAGTCACTTGATCCGTCTAAATTTACTTTTGCCATTTTATTACATAATTGAATATCAAGTACAACAAGATATATTGTTACATATAATAATTCATCTTTTTTCGATTGAATTGTTATAATAGATAAAAAAATTGAATTTCCGTTTAATTGTATTGTTTTACATAAAAAATAACATTTTATTCTATTTTTTTCGCACGATGTCTGCATCATGTGAATACAAAAAAGCATTGGATTCAATGTGCTATGGTGCACGAAAAATAATATTCACTGAAGATATTTTGATCTCTTTAACACCACATTTAACAAAATCTGACAGAGATACTATTATTGAGATGGTCAAAAAAAATAGGTATTCTGCTTATTTCGCAGTACCATCATTATATATCAAAGGTATGATCCATGTACTAAATATTCTGAAAATGTATGATGGAAACTGGGTTATAGGGAAATCTTTTACAAATTATCTTTCGTCTTCATACGAGGATGGAAAATATCACGGTGAGCTAGAATATAACATTGGTGATAGATTTGGAGATGTTCAAGCATTTGAATATTCAGAGAAACATTGGGGAGAAACACTTGTTCCAAGTCGAGCACTATCTTCAACACAATTTCTGATTGGAAATCCTAAGATCAAAACAAATAAAATGTTTGGAGGAGCACAAATAGTTATGTCATTGACAGCGTTTGGATTTTGGGGATGTTCTGGGATGCATGATAAAGATATATCGATGATAGAACACGATAAAACCAAAATTTCTGAATTTTCAGGAGGCAGATCAAATTTCACTGAAGCAATAGTATGTTTGAACCATGGTTGTTATTTGGGAAGTAAAAAATGCCCTTTTGATATCGATGGTGACGAAACTTTTATTAAGGAAGAAGCAATTTATTGCATTGGTTCAAACACTGAAGCATATTATCCTAGACAAGAGATACTTGATTATATGATTGAACACAAAATTGAATTAGCTGAATATTTTGGAATTGATGAAAATGAGGTTCTGTCTGAATATACAAAGAAATTAGGATGAGAAATATAAAATTTTAATTTATATATTGTTTTTTTATAAAAAAATTATTCACATAAGTATTCAATAAATGAGTCAACAGTTGGAACTTTTCCGAGAAATTTATTTAGGTTATCGAGTGAATTATTCACACTACCGGTACTTAATATTGATTGTTTGTATTTATATCCAGTGATATTTGAAAATAGACCAGTTTTTTTAAATTCTTGAAATATAGCAACAGAATATACTTCAGCCAAAACATAACTGTAATACCCTGAAGCATATCCAACTAAATGTCCAAACGACGCTGGGAAACATGTTCCTTTCAGTGGAATTATAGGGGAATATTTATCTTGTATATCTTTCCAAACTTTTTCTGACATGTGATCATTTGCGATATCTTCGTACGAATGAATTGTCATATCAAATAATGAATATAGTAATTGAGTCAATGTATTTAATCCAATATTAAATTTCTTTTTCTTTTTTAATGCATTTATCATTTCGTCTGGCATTTGTTTTCCAGTCAAATAATGTTTTGAAATTCTTTTAATAAATTCAGGTTCATAACACCAATTTTCGAAAGCCATACTCGGACATTCCACAAAATCTCTCTCTACGGATGTACCTGCAAACATAGAATATACAGTTTGAGACATTAGTGAATGTAGTGTATGACCGAATTCATGGCAAAATGTTGTCACTTCCTCAAATGTTAAAAGCGACAATCCATCTTTATCGGGTTTAGTAAAGTTTGTTACAATTGCAGAAATTGCCTTATTCCTGTTCCCAGTATCATGATTATGCGAACTTGACACTAATGGAAACATTGCTCCATGAGAAAATTTACCATCCCTTGGAAACATATCCAAGTAAAAATACCCAAACAGATTTTCTTTTCTTTCTGTTGCATTATAAATTGCATATAATTTAACATCTTTGTGCCATATGTATTTACCAATATCTTTTTCATCTACGTTAATTTTTCTTATGACAACATTAAACATTTTTTCGTATATTTCAAATAAATTTGTTAGTAAATATTCAAGTTGAAAATATTCTTTGATCGGTTTATTGTCAATATTAAACATTTCTTCTGATAATTTTTCGGAAAGAAATAATTTTTCATATATATGTATATCGTCTTTTACTTCCGATAATTCATCTTTGTTTAATTTGCGTTTAATAGTTTTTAGGTTTTCAATATCATTATCAATTTTTGGCGATAACTTATCAATCAGACTAAATATAAAGTCATATACTTTTTCTGGTTTATCTGCTATTCGCTTGTGACTTAATACGTAATTGGAATAAGATTTGTATCCAAGCAACTTAGAAAATTTATTCCTAAGTTTTAAAATTTCTTCTAAAATTTCATCATTACCCTCTCCGTTTTTCTCAGATAAGCCTCTTTTATGAAATTCAGAGTATAGGTATTCTCTTGTTCGATTGTTTGCACAATTCCGGAAAATTGGAATTACATCTGGATATTTTAATCCTACTTTATATACTGTTTCCAAATCATCATTTATATATTTTTCTCTGTCTTTACAATACATGTCGTCCAACCCATCCAGTTCTGTTTTGGTGAACCACATATCCTTTTCATAATCTCTAATATTTTTACTAAATTGTTGAGTTTTTTCTGTTAGTTCATCTTTTGTTTTTTTAATATCGTCTCTTGACTTTTTATCAAGATGAACGCCATTTCTTTCAAACCCTTTCATTATTTCATCTAACATTTTTTTAGATTCTGATCCCAATAAATCATAATCAAGTTCTTTAATTTGTTTGTATGCATCATATATATCTTTTCTCATAAATAATTCATTGCTATATTTTGATAGCTCTATACATGCTTCACAACATGCTTCTCTAACTTCTTTGTTTGGGTGCACATTTTTAATTATACTAATATTCGAATAAATATTGTAGCAATGTTCATCCTTAGTTAAGTCAGGGATTATGGCTTCATTAAAATGAATTGGTCCAGATGCTAATCTATAACTTCCTTCTAATTTGATTTTTTTGTATGGATTATACGAAACTAGTTTTTCGTACAATTTATCCCATCCATCAATACATTCTTTGGTTAATCGTTTAATATCCTCGACTGTATAATCAAACCGAATCGGAACATATTCTTCATATAACATACTACTTTGTATTATTGTGCTGTATCAACTAAATTAATATGTGTTGCGACTATCAATTTTTTGTAATAGAAAAATTGAATCTATTTTCATTAGATCAGCATATTAATATATACAAATTATAATTCAGAAATGTATTCAAAAGATCTATGTCTGTTACGATCGGACGACGATAAAATAAAAATAGATTCCTCTTTATTGGAACGAAATATTGACAATAATTTCAGTATATTCACTGTAATTCTCATATCCCAAGAAATAAATAAAGAGATATGTATTATTCCGAATGATTTTATAAAAGCTGATGAAATTCATTTACCAGATTATTTGTATAATTTGACTTCAAAATCTATTGGATTTATGAATGCGAAAGCAATGGATCCACAAAGAATTTCAAAAGTTAAAAAAATTGTTATTCAACCAATGTCTGAAGATTTTTATGAATTCAAAAGTGTTAAAAAATCGCTAGAAGAAAAACTCAATACAATGTTTGTTGTAAATGAGGGATGTAATATATCAATACGATGTTATGAAATTGAAACAATAGTACAGATTAAAGAAATTTTTGATAGTGATAACAAACCAATTCCGTATGGTATTACAAAAGATTGTGATGTAGAAGTTGATATATTAGAAATCCCAGGATATCACGAAAGAAAGGGAAAAGAAAAAGAGGAAGAACAACGTATGTTTGAAGAATTTGCTCAAAAAAAAGCGGAAGAAGAAGAAATAAAACAAAAACAATTAGATGAAATAGAGTATGAAAAACGATTTAGTAAAGTTAAAACTAAAACTCACAAAAAAATGTTTATTCATAAAGGGGAAATTGTTTATGTATCTAGATGAATTTATTTTATATTTTGTTATTTTTAATAAATAACAAAATATGCGCGAATATTTATATTGAGTTATGTTGGTAATAAACTACTATACTATACAAAATTGCATAAAAACACCACATACCAGACATTTCTTCTGAATAATTATAAAATGAATAAAACATTGTCATTAAACCGATAATTGTTTGATACATTGTATTTTTTTCTGAAAAACAATCCAAAAAACAGACCAACTATGAACAGTAATCCCACATGAAGATGTTTATATGGACCATCCATAAAATTTCCAACACATTCTTTTTTTTCACATACTTGCCAACCAATCATTTCGTATGTTGAAAATTTATGTATGGATGTTGGCTTATCGGTTATTCCACAAAAATCACAATTATTTATTGATAAAAATGTTAGACGATGTGGGCAAATTTTATCATTATTCAAAATTCTACTTAATGGTAACATAATACTTGCCCCATTTATTTTCAATAATACTTGACCATTCATATTATGATGATTTCTACTTTTTTTTGATTCTGATAAATTAATAATGCTATCAATTTATCAATTTTTTATTAAAGAATTGGATTTATATCCATTTGGCGAATTTGGCTATAGGGGCAAAAATTAGTAACAAAATAACTGTTATCAATACATAAATAACGGTATGACTATTCAATTCCAAAAATGTAGAATCCTTATTTGTTTTACAATTGCAATCACTATCACTATCATTATTTATTAATCGAGTAAATTTATTTAAAGATTTTTGCAATTTTAATATTTTTTGATTATCACTTCCACAATTAGATGCCACATATTGCAAACTTTTCATGAACCAAGTTATTGTCATTTTAATTTGTGTGTCGTATTTATCTAATAAATCTCCTAAATGATCGATATCTTCAGAATTTATTTTGTCACTAAATGCTGAATACATAGGACACATTGCATTCAAATGATCTTTTGTCATTAAACAGTCAATATCGCTTTCTTGAATTTTTCTTAAATCAGTTAATGCGTTTGCAATTTTGTTATATGTTTGATCATTGAGTAAATAAGAATAAACTTGATCTTTATTTTCCATACTCAGTTGATTAATTTGCTCTTGCACTTCAGCTAATGGACTTATTATTGGTGTTAAATCCACATTGCATTGAGTTTTGGCTTCAGCTAACAATTCTTCCATGTTTATGTTATATACTATAGTTCTCATTTTTATTTTTACAATAAAAATAGGATTTTATAAAATATTTTATCCACCATAAATTCAAAAAAAAGATTGATTTATAATTTTTCGATTATGTTATTACACAATCAAATAATATAATTAGATACATTATGAATGCTGATCCAAATGGTCTTTATCCGTTCCAATTAAGTAGTGCAAATGCTAGGTTATATTATGGAAATAAAGAAGATAAACAATATGCAATTTTACACCTTTGCACATTTAAAACGCCGATTATTTATATTTTTTTAGGATCTTGCTTGTTTT